TGTTCACGTTGGAGATGGTCTTGTTGCACATGTTTTGGTTGGCATTGACGGTGAGTGTGGTTTCGTTGAAGGTCAAGTTGGAATTGCCGTACATGCCCGTTCCGCCCGTGGCCACTGTCAGGACACTTCCAAAGCCAGTGGAGCCTGTGATGGAGACTGAACCGCCGCCGCCACCGCCAGGCCCAGTAGGTCCCATGGTTCCCGTGGGTCCCGTCGCCGCAGAACCTGTTGGACCTGTGAATCCCGTGAAACCCGTCGGTCCGGTAATGCCTGTGAAACCCGTGCTGCCCGTCATGCCCGTGAATCCTGTCGGTCCCGTGAATCCTGTGAAGCCTGTGAATCCCGTTGGGCCGGTGAACCCAGTGAACCCCGTGCTGCCCGTCATGCCCGTGAAACCCGTCGGTCCGGTAATGCCTGTGAACCCAGTGAACCCCGTGCTGCCCGTCATGCCCGTGAACCCAGTGAATCCTGTCGACCCCGTTGGACCGGTGGGTCCAGTGAACCCAGTACCGGGAGGTCCCGTGATGCCTGTGAATCCAGTGAACCCCGTCGAGCCGGTTACGCCAGTGAACCCAGTCGGTCCAGTGAACCCAGTGAATCCTGTCGACCCCGTTGGACCGGTGGGTCCAGTGAACCCAGTACCGGGAGGTCCCGTCATGCCCGTGAATCCTGTCGGTCCCGTGAATCCTGTGAAGCCTGTGAATCCCGTTGGGCCGGTGAACCCAGTGAACCCCGTGCTGCCCGTCATGCCCGTGAATCCCGTGAAACCCGTCGGTCCGGTAATGCCTGTGAAACCCGTGCTGCCCGTGAATCCCGTGAATCCTGTCGGTCCCGTGAATCCTGTGAACCCCGTCGAGCCGGTTACGCCAGTGAACCCAGTCGGTCCAGTGAACCCAGTGAATCCTGTCGACCCCGTTGGACCGGTGGGTCCAGTGAACCCAGTACCGGGAGGTCCCGTGATGCCCGTGAATCCTGTCGACCCCGTTGGACCGGTGGGTCCAGTGAACCCAGTACCGGGAGGTCCCGTGATGCCTGTGAATCCTGTCGGTCCCGTGAATCCTGTGAACCCAGTTGGACCCGTCTGGCCGCGGAGACCGCCATATGGTAGCAGATTCCAATTCGTGGTGCCGTCTCCAATCTTGAAAAGTTCAGTGTCCGTTTCAATGCCCATCTCACCCTGAGCCAACAGAGTGTTGGCAGCCGTCCATTGGGATGCCAACCCCCTGCGAAATTGAAGCTGAATATACGGCATTGTGTCATCGTCAGAAAATGCTACCGCAATCCAGTACGGGGCCTTGGGAATAGACCTGGGTTGGGCCGCCTCCGTCAAAGATGATCGACGCAGATGCCCCCACATAGGGTAGGTTGTTCCACGTATTCACGCCGTCACCAATCTTCATCTGACCGGTGTCTGTGACTACGCTCGGTTCACCTAATGCCAAGACAACAGTCGACGCGGTCCAAACGGCAAGAGAATCCTTTCGCAGTAAAAATTTGACATGTGTTGTGCCACAGTTCGCCATTGTTAACAGACAATAGTTTGCGAGGTGCCAGCATCGAGGACCACGTTGCCATCACCATCCAGCACATCGCAGAACTCGTCCGTCGAGACACCACCATCCAGGACTGGATTGCAGACTGCCATAGCCGCTGCACAAACACGCTGGCACAGACCGGATAGCGAATAGATTTCTAGCACTCCATTTGTGAATCCCGACGTATGATTGCTTTCGCGTAAGACCAGATTCGGACTTCCGTAATGAGCGTTCACTACGGCCCGCCGCCGAACTTGCTCCGTGAACATGGACGCATCGCGTCCAGATGAAAAAGAGCGTTGTTTCCCCACTGCGAGAGGTGGAGGAAATGTGTGAACATCAGGAGCCTGAGGTGCATTTGCTTGTGCCTGGAAGACCAAGTTCATCATCACCAGTGCCATCAAGGCACTGGCAATCCAGTTCAGCATTACTCAGTGTTGAGGTTAAACCAGCGGAGAACCTCCTTCTCAGCGACATCGTCATCGCCAACATGCTCCTCAATCAGCTTGTCGAAGCGAAACTTAATCGCCTCGGGGCTACGGCGGAGAGCGTGGGCGATATTCGCGAATGGCATGTTCTCGTGCCGGCGAAGACGAACCATCTCACGCTCCTCGGCCACCGTCCAACGGTGGTTGTCGCGAGCATAGACGACGCGGGAGGCGGGGACGGGACGCTTGGAGACAGTGGAGGAGGAACGAGTGTGCATCTTGTTGTACTAGGGAATATGCCCTCATGCAACAGGATTCGTTTTTGGCGAATGAATTTGGATTGGATGTGCTGAACGTACGTGCCGCAAGAAGGGATTGAACCTTCGACCTACCGCTACTTCGCAATCAATACAAAGCGGGTGCTCTACCACTGAGCTATGACGGCAGAGTTTCTACTCGGGATCGAACCGAGGTTGCCGGGTGGCTGAAGGGAGGGTTCCCGACTGTCAAAGCCCGAAGTCCTGACCACTGGACGATAGAAACAAATACGAGCGGTGGGATTCGAACCCACGAGGTGTGAACCAACAGATCTTAAGCCTGTCTCCTTAACCACTCGGACACGCTCGTTAGATGGGAGTGCCATCGTGGTTTAACTTTATCTTTGTATTGTCCTCTTGTACCCCGTAGATGAACCACGCATAGTTCGGAAGCATGCCCTTGAACTGGTAGTATGCCATGACATCGTGCCATGCATCCTTGAATGTTGTGTATCCGTCGTAGACAACCCACTTTGTCTCGTCCTTTTCATCAACTTCGTGGTACGCAATCCAAAAGGACTTCATTATATACTTGGTGTTGCTTGTGTGTAGATACCGCATGCGGGGATTGAACCCGCGACTATCGGCTGACATGCAACGCATAAAAGGCCGATGCTCTACCATCTGAGCTAATGCGATGAATGTGCATAAGACCGATGCTCTACCACTGAGCCAATGCGGCGAGATACGCTGAGCGGGAATCGGACCCGCGTCAAGGGTGTGGAAGACCCTCATTCTACCACTGAACTATCAGCGTTGGTGAACGAGTTGCGGATTGAACGCAAGACCTTCTCCGTGTAAAGGAGACGCTCTAACCACTGAGCTACTCATCCTGGTTCCCATACCGGGAGTTGAACCCGGGTCAAGGCTGTGAAAGAGCCCTATCCTGAACCGCTAGACTATATGGGATTCACGGGGTACATCGTACCCCGGGGACCGGCTGCCCTACTCTAATCCGTCTTCGCCTGTTTAAACTCGTCACGCAGCTTCACCAGCATCTTGCCGAGCTGGTTCTGTCCCTTCCACTTGGCCGGGTTCTTCGCGTCGGCAGTATCGGCTGACGTGCCGATACCCCAGTACTTGTCACGGGGATTCGCCTCACCAATGGGGCGGTCTCCGGTGGCAACCAGCTTCTCCAACAGACCATGCTTGGGGTTGACAAACTTTGCTCGCAGTGCCTTTTCCATAATCGGAATCTTCACATCGTCCCACCTCGCGGCACTAAATTCCTTTACCTTCCTACCCAATGCCTTCACCGACTTTGCTTCCGTGAACTCCTTGTTACGCGGTGGCTTCATCATCTTCTGTGCATGTTCCGAATCCTTCCCCTCGAACATCATCGCCTTTGACCACTGGAAGTAATGCTCCACAGTGGGGAATGTCATGCCATCGACCTCAAAGGGTGCGACGAACATATTGCTCATAAACCTAAACTCCCCCTTACTTTCGTCAGCCCCGAAGAACAGAACGGGCTCTGCGGCCTCTTCGTTTGGTGGCGCGGGCACTGCCTTTACACGCTTCTTTAGTACAACCTTCGGCTTCGGCTCCTCAGGCTTCGGCTCCTCAGGCTTCGGCTCCTCAGGCTTGGCTTCGACGACGGGAAGGTCAATCTTCGTCTCGGGTTCTACGGCCTTGGGGGCACCGCGCTTAAACACGAAGGAGCGGTGAAGGAAGGAGAAGGCTTGGTGTTCTTGCGTCAATGTAATCGACGTTTGCTGAGCATAATGGTCGGCAAACATCTTCGTATCGACAAGTTCAAATCCAGCCTCTGCCAGTAGTTCCGTCACTTTTCCAAAGGGCACGAGTGCTTCATCCATAGGCTTCTCGAAACTTTCGAGTTTCACCGAAATCATCTGACCGAACTCCTCACGCCATGCGTCACCATCCGTATAGCTCTTCTTAATCTCCCCGAAGACCTGGCCGTCAGCCCGGAAGAGGGTGCCCTCCTTGCCCAGGAGACTCGCATAGACAGCCGCCCCGTCCATGCAAGTTCCGAAGAACACCCCCTTACCATGATCAATGAGGTTCTTCGTAAATACCTTGAACGTCTCCTCCGAAGTGCACGCATAGTGCATGGCCATCTGGCACGAAATGGCGTCGAACATCTTCAGACCCGCGAACTGCTGGAGATACGGCGTGGGAGCCGGCTCCAGACCCGCGAGAATGCGAACATATCGATTGTCCTGCTCGTACAGCGGCTGCGTCATGTCGCCCACAATGAACAGGGCAGGTGGAAGAGGATTGCGGTCACGCTCACGGAGGTAGCGGACACACGCACCCTGAACGGGCGACTCCAGGTTTCCGGCGGCAATGTCCATACCCACCACGCGGCTCGGCTTGGCCTCCTTCCACTTCAGCAGGTCACCACCGCGACCCATGGCCAGCTCGAGCAGCGTAGACCCAGGCTTGATCATCTGCTTGAAGAGGTCAGCCTTGATGCGATTGTGGAAGGCATACGTATCCTTCAGCACACGGTCACGAGACCCAAGGTCATCGCGATAGTATAGGTCATCCTCAAACGTGTCATCCGGCGGATTCGACACACAGCTCGTCAGCATCTCCTCGGTCACTGGCACGTGGATATTGGTCCAAATCGAGTTCGCAGTCGAGACATCATTTCCAAACTGAGACTGGTGAAGAACCTGATACTGGTGCGTCTTGTCATATCGAGTTCGCAGAATGGTCCAGCTATTTGTCTCCAGGTCACGCACACACTCGATAATCGTATTGTCCTGAACACGAATTCCCTTTGCGTCCACCGGAACACCCTTCGCATCCAGCGGAATGGCAATCTGGTACGCATCCGGGTTGCGAGGCACTGAAGGCTGAAACACCCCAGGCACACGGTCTCGGGTCTCGGCAATGACTCGCAGGTCAGGTGCCATCTTCGGAGGCGTGTACTCACCCGTCATGGTCTCGAGAGGATACACGATATCAAACCCCCGCGTGCGACCAATGTACAGCTGTCCGCGAAACACGTGCTTCTTCAGGACCGTGTCGAACGAATCACCCGCCTTGAACTTGACGAGGAAGTCAATGCTGTTCTGGTCAGCCGGCTTCCACTTGTACACTGTTGTCCACGTATTGCCCTTGCGGTCCGACAGCGGGGCCACCGGAGAGGCACGAGGCGTGAAGATGAGGCCATCTGTCTCATACTCGAACTTGGTGGTGAGCATCGTGTTAATCGCCTCCTCCATCGCCGGTCCATCGCCGGCGAGAAACATCTTAGTCTCCACCCTCAGCGGACGACCCGGCATCATCACAAAGTCGCGACGCAGGTCAGACACGAACTCGTGGGCACACCCTAGACGGGACTTCATCGGATTGGCACGGATATCCTCATCCGTCGTGAAGAGCGGAAGGCGAGTCTGGTCGCCTCCGCGGAAGGAGTACACGTCGAAGATGCAGAAGAGGTTCAGCTCCTCAATGTACTCGCCATCCACCACGTCATTCACGTGAACCGCATTCGTGGTCGTGATACCTGTCCAGGTAATCACGCCATTCGGACGGACCATCAGCATTCGCTTGTCACGCATGACCATGAGCAAACACCGCTGACCGTCGGCCTTGTTTGTCACCGTGTAGCCCGTCAGAATGTTGTTCGGGCGGTCGGCACGCAGGTGGCGACGCTTCATCGTGACGGGATTCACGAATTTCTGGCGAGACGTGCTAACCTCATCCTGATACCGCTCAATGTCAGAGGAGGGCAGTATGAAGGACGTCCCCTGAAAGGCGGCCAGAAGACGCTCGATGTGAACCATCAGTGAGGCCACAATGTCCTTCGCCGGTGCCTGGCGGCCAATGACCTCCACCTCCAGCTCATAGGAGGGGTTCTGACGAAGAATGTCGGAGAAGGACCGCGTTCCTCGGCTCTTGGACTTGACCATCGAGAAATCAATCTGGAGAAGGCCATCCTGTGTCTTCCAGCTCTTGCGGTTGATGACGCGGACGTGAGACTTGGCATCCATCGCAGATCCAGAGAAGTCCCGACGAACCTCCTCCTCCTTGCGAAGTGTGAACCGCAGCCCGGCCTCAGGAATGTCGACCATGTCTTGGCCGTCGTTCCCAAAGTACCGAGACTTACGCTCCACCTTGAGTTGTGCTCCCTTGAAGTTGTTGGATGTGCAGACCTTGTGAATGTTCTCCACACCCTTTACGACAACGCGAATATTGTCGGGGTATGAGAAGGTAGCGTGGACAGCTTCGACTGCCGGTCCAGCTGCGAGAGCTTCGATTGTCTTGGTGATGCGGTCAGCAATGTCCTTGGTCTGAATCTGACCGGAGAGGACTTTGCATTCGAGTTCGGCATTGGCGTTCTTGACGTGGGTTGCAAGGTGTTCAAGGTCCCCCCGTGCACGAGACGAGAGAAGAGACTCCATTGCCATTGTTAAGTACTCGGACTATCTTTATCCGTTTTGTACTCGGCAATCTTCAGGTCTATCCCTTCCCTCGTAAGGCGAATGTCTTCGCCTGCGTCGAACATCTGCTGAACCAATTCGCTAAATTCGAGTGCGTGGACCTCCAGCTTGTCAAGAGCCGCCCCCGCGTCATAGACCCAAGGAGCATAGTCACCCGGCTCGAAAACAGGCTCGGGAAGAGGGTCTTGGCTGACAAGTTGTTCTAACGTGAGCGTCTTGTCAATACAAATCTCCTCGCGAGGCTCACGCGGAGCCAAAAAGGTTTGGGTTTGCTCTTCGGTGATGGGAATTGCGGGGGTATCCAGAGCCACGTCCATTTATTCCTTCTGTAAACTTTTCCGAGCCCGTTCATCCGCGTCCATCCGCTTCCGTTGGTCAGTGTAAAAAGCGACGAGTGTCTCCATCTCGGCAATGCACGCCGCAGGCAGGGACTCGGACGACACCAGCACTCCGGAGTTGGTGCGGGTAAATTCCTGAGTGTATCGCTTAATCACTTCAAACACCTGGGCATGTTCATGGACATCAAGGGCATCCAAATGTTCACGGAGCTTTTCCTTCCGGAGGCGGCTGCTCATTTGTTGAGGCAGCCGGAGCTTTCTTCTGGAGCTTACGACGCGAAGGTGGTTCCGCTGCCCTGGCCACCTCGGGTGCCACACTCACTACACGCTTCTCCGACGCATCACCCGGTGTGGACGCGGCAATCATCGGTTCAACCGCCTCAGACGTAGCCGCCATGGCCTTCTCGGCTGCGGGATTGACAACCGAAACCAGTGTCCCCAGCACCACAATCGAGTCGTCGCCCTGTTGGAAGCGAGACCCAACCACCTTGAACTCAATCTCCTGAGCCTCCTTGATATCCTCAAACTCGGCATTGCCAATGTGGAGGTCGCGAGGCAGTAGCACCTTCATCGGTGTCAGCTCGGCGTGGAGACCAATCTTACTGCGAAGTGTCACACTGGCCCTGAACACCTGACCGGGGTGGGGCATGCAGACATCCGCCTGGAAGCGAACAAAGTAGTCCAGACCACCCTTGATAAGGTTGATACGTCCAAGCGAATGCTCGACAATGGTAATGCTTCGACGCTGAATAAAGCCCTCCGGAGTGCAGATGCCCTCATACTTTGCCCGAAGCTGGGCAATGAGGCTCACGTGAATCGAGCGTTGGAGATTCGGTGCGTGAATGCGAACTGAGCGAGACAACTCGCGTCGCTCAAAGACGGGATCCATGAGACTCGTTGTCTTTACACGCCGGTTTTCGTTTTGGGCTTTGTTAACACGTCCATCTCTTCAGGCGTGTACCACACAATGTTGTTTTGTTCACGGGCAAGCAACTCCATGATATCGCATCGAGTCCAGGTAATCTTCTTGGGCATCTCCGGAATACCAATCTTGCGAATGTCCGTGTACTTGGCAAGCTTTTCAACCTCCGCGGAGCCAACTGCACCTGTTCCACACACGATAGGCACATCACGCTTCGCACCGTGAATCCGGGTAAATGTATCATCCTTCTCTTCGAAGCGACCAATGGAGAACTTGCCATCCTTCATGGTGCCAATCATCTTGTCATTGTCGGCCACATACCTCTCATTCAGGGCCGCAACCCATGCCTGGACGGCGGTGCGATCATCGCCAATGGGGTCGGGCGGGTCGTAGTCTTCCTTTCCAAGCACGAGAATCTCCGTCCCCGGTACACGAAGCCGATCGGCAAAGGGCAGGGCCTTGGGTTCAGGAGACCGCAGATAGGCAATCTTCTGTTCACGCGATAACCGGTCAAACATGTACCCCGGCAAGACCGACGCAAAGTCAGCCTTAATCTTCTCGGTAAAGGCCTGGACAAGCTTGAGCTGCTCGGCGGTGCGGGCGGCAGTGACCAGGGCCTTGGTGCGATCCTTGCCTTTGAGTTCAGGTCCAACAACAACCGGCTGAAGAGATGCGTCAGCCAAGGTCAGCGAGTCCACTATCCCAGTCAGATTCGGCACCTCAGCCGCATCCTTCTTCTCAGGTTCCACGGATTCGAGAGCCACATTCCCGCGGATCGGAGGCTGGCTTGTACGTTCCACAAGGGTGCCATTCTCCACGCCCACGGGTCCGAGTGTGTAGACATTTCCACGCGACTGGAGAAGGCTGGTGCGGTCGAATGAATCCTTGAACTTGAATCCGGTTCGAATGGCATTCTGTAACAGGAACACCACTACATCGCGTTGGTACATCTTGAGGGCGGCGAACAATTCCTCTCGGTCCCAAATCGGCTTGTCAATGAACAGCTTGCCAAGTTTGCTGAACACTTCATCGCGGACATCGAAATAGGTTGAGAGAGGACGCACATATCCCTCCTCCGGCTCGGATGGCTTGACGCGGCATTGTGCGGGTTGAGCCTCGGTAAAGATGGGGGCCATCATGTCCTTGAGAAGCAGCTTGGACTCGCGGGCTCCCTCCGACCGACGCTGAGGAACTTCGAGATTCTTCCAGTCCTCGGGGAGTGTGTTCAAACTCACTTGAATGGGACAGTCCATTGCGGATTCTTCAAGCAGTCGGCGAACACGTGCGATGCGAATACCCTTCTCCTCTACCTTTGTACGGTAGGTATACTCGTCAAACGACTCTTGCTCGGACTCCGACCGCAGGACGTGGAGATACACGGAACAGTTCTGCTCTTCGAATGGAAGGGCCTGGTGACTGCATGTACGCAACGCACGCCCGATAACCTGCTCGATGCGGCTCATGTTCCACCAGGGGTCTAGCACGTGAACCTGACGCACATACCGAAAGTTCACACCCTCTGAGATACGAGGTGTGGTGACAATGATGCGAACCCTGGCACCATTCACATTCTTGTCGGACCGGGCAAGCTGAAGCAGAGCATTGGTCTGAGGTGTCGACACTTCGCTGCTCAGCAACATGTACTCGCCCTTTGACTTGCCCTTGAAGGCGGGATTGGCCAGGAGTGTGGGGCCACTGGCTGGAGTGTATCCATGCTCCTCCAATGCCATGGCGAACAACCGAGACCCACGCGTCACGTAGTTCGAGTACACCAGCACCACGCCCTTCGACGACTCGATGGTCTTGATGACACTGGCAAACTTCGCAGAGACACCTGCCAATGTCTCCGGTGTCAAGCACGGTTCCCCTATGTATTCCCACTGCGTACCGGTTTGGCGAAAGACATCTCCAAACTCTCGGTTTCCGGGCAGGACGCTCAGTGTCGGAATCATCAGTGCCTTTCGCGATTCCTCATCGTCGCCCTCCTTTCCATGAGTTCCGTCAATCACCTTCTTCTGTTCACCGCTTACTGTGGATGCGAAAACTGTCAAGTACTTCATCTTGGTGGCCGGACCCAGATCTAACCCCGTGAATCCAACCAGCGGCTCGGGCAGCTCCTCTGTCTCGGGGGCGGGCAGACGGAACGGAAAGGTGAATGGGTTCTCGCCCTTTACATACGAGACATACATCTGAGCCCAATCACGGAACTCCTGCTCCTTCGCTGGTTTGATGGTGCCATCCGATGCGAAATAGTCCGACGCAACTAACTTTCGGCTCGCGGGCTGCTTTCCGTTGTTCCACAGAAAGAGGTTCATGTAAAAGACGATCTCCTCGTGATTGTCGTACATGGGCGTAGCGGTGAGCAGGACAAGCACCATTCCCTTGGCCATCTTCACCAGGCTTTCCAGTCCCGTGGACACGGTCTTCATCTCCGAGCTACCCTCACGCAGATTGTGGGCCTCGTCGATAATGACCAACCGGTTGTCAAAGGTCTCGTGAATCCACTTCTCCGCGTCAGCCGGTTTCAGTTCCAGCAGCTTCTTGTTAATCATGGCTCCGAAGGTGCTGTACCCAATGAACTCATAGAACTCGCCAATGATACGGTCGGCCAGTGTTCCCAAACGAATGCGAGTATCCGGCACATTCCACTGTTTGGGGTCGGCTTCAATGCGAGTAAGCATATCGAGATACCGGCGGCCCGTGCACTGTTTGGATGACAGAATGGACTGCGTCTTGTCGAGAGCCACGCGATTGATATCAAAAATCTCCGTCTTGAAGTTCGACTGGACGGCCGGTCCGGCAACGACTAGCACCTTCTTCCACTGAAACTCCGGGCGTAGAATGTATTCCTCCGCAATTTGAATCGCCGTGCAGGATTTGCCCACACCTGTGCCGTGAACCATCAGAAGGTTGCGTGTCGGACTGTCGGGGGACAAGACACGTCGCAGAAACTTCTGATGACTTTGAAGATTGTACTCGGCTCCCGATGTGTTGCACAGCTTTGTCCGCAGCTCTTGGAGAGCGGACACCGATGCCATGGGGAGATTCTCATTGCGAATCTCCGCCAACTCCGGGTGCGTCAGGTTAGCCATTGTGTTATGATTAGAGGAGTTTGGGAAGCTTGCGACGGCGAGTGTGGCGTGCACGCTTTCCACGGCGAGTCCCGCCACCCTGAAAGGGACCGAGACCCCATTTAACGAAGGTTGTCGAATATTTTGGTAGCGGGGTTCCTCTGGCAATAGTCTCTGAGCGTACAGTTAGACCAGTAGCCTCCCTGATAAACCCGGTAAGCGAAACCTTCTCTTTGTCAAGCACCTCTTTGACGACCTTGTACACAAGCACCTCGTCGTCGTTGGAGGGTCGATCAGCAGTCAATAGTTCTTGATGCAGGCTATCGACTAGTGATATGCAATACATTAGGTAGAATACCTTTTGGTACGTCTGCCACGTCGTTATTCCACTCTTTAACAGAAATGCCGCAATTCTTTGTTTGTTCAGGCTGTACGTCACGGCCCCTTCATTCATATCATCTGTTACTTTGCCAAGCAATTCAAGCAGTCTCTGTTTCCTAGTCAGCAAGCCAGGATCCGCAGCAATCTTCCTCAATAACGACTGGACGCAGAGGGAATGTAACCGATCTATAGTGGTTCCCGCTAGTTCGCCGAGGTATTGTCCCGTGAATATGTCTGGATAGTTTTTTCCATCGAGTGAAAGTCGATCGGAGTAGATTGTAACCGGAACCACGCCGCTGAGGGCTGTAGGCACACACCCTTTGAGGATAGCATACGCTTGGAAGTCTTTCACAGTTTCCCGCGCATGCTCGTGCGGGGGTTTGGACCTGACTACGTCTAGAATGGGCGTCACCTGACGACCTATATCTTCGATGCGAGCGGCCGTCCAATCAGCCGTCCGTCGGCCACCAAGATGCTTGGTAATGATGTCTCCACCTCTTATACGACGCTCCCCCGCGAACCTATCGACCTCGAGTTTCTTTGTATTTGGGAGCGGAGGCCACTGATACTCTGTGCTCGCCAATATTGATGCAAGAAGTGTTGCGACAGTGGCGTCATTGTATGCGAATATACCGCCATGAATCTTGATGAAATGCGTATCATTCTTCACTTGGTTGCATATGCGATGTGCCCACCTATATTCCTTCTTCAATCCCTCGACATATGCCTTTTCCTTATTTTTCGTCGTCTTCTTCATTTCGGTAAACAGCTCGTGTTCGTATAGCCCAGTGAAACAGAGTGCCTGTGCAATCGGGAAGACGTGTTCGCATTCGGGCGAGAGCGGATGCTTCCTCTTATCACCTGCTGGACTTCCGCGTGCTGTGTGGACTCGTTCCTCCTCCCTTCCCATGTCGGGTATAGCGGATCCACATATCCAACAAGGTGTGATTCCCCATTTAACCTCACCTATAGTGTTGCCGCACTGCTGTTGAGGAGTTGACTTCTCGAATGCGTTGCGGAGGGTACCTCGGTCCTGAAGACAATCGGCCACGGTCTTTCCCATGCATGAGTGAACCAACGTATTAATATCTTTCAGCATCAACTCGGCTTCCACATACTGATCTGTTCCCGCCAACTCTGATGCTTTCCCCCCAGCTTCGCTTTTGTCGAGAGTCCGCTCTCGCAATATCACCGGTAGAAGAATATCCTTACTTGAGGATATACCTGTTACAACCGCTGCATTCTTCGCGATATTGGCTAAGATGACCACATCATCTACGGGATCAAAGTCCCTCCAGTTGGTTTCGATCTCGGGTCGGCCTTCGATTGCCTCACGGGCTAATGGCCCCCCGACAGATGCTGCGGCATTTGACTCGTCCATTACCCTTTCTCTACATAACTTTCAGACACCGTCTTCGCCGGCTTTCACACCCGCCGCGTAAAAAAGTAATGAGCTCGCTCGACGACCTGGAGTTACGACGACTGAGACCGTATGAGCGTATCTGCTTTGTTGTCTATATTGTGCTGTACATGGTCTTTGTGTTTCTAGCTCTCAGCTTTGTCAAGTTACTTACAGACTCTACCATGCCATCGTAATATCCTCAATGCGACACTCTGACTCTGGCACAGCCGCAACCGCCTTGTTCGCCTGCTCCAACGTATCCGGCTCGACAATCTCATCTGCCCCCTCGGGCAGGCGTGTCTCATCCACCAGGATATCCACAAATCCCGTTCCGCATGGAGGCTTCTGTCCGAACATAATGTTCGCAGAGACACCTCGCATGGTATCGTACTCCGCCACCACTGCCGCATCGAACATCGTCTTGGAGGTCTCCTCGAAGGACGACTTGGCCAGCACACCCGTCTCGTTCTTCTTCATTCCGAAGCGGTTCACTGGCACAATGCGGCCACTGTACGTCATGGTGTCCACCAACACGCTCAGGTGGTGGTAATTCACCTTTTCCGTGCTGAAGACCTCATTGAACTCATCCAGCAAACACGTGCGACCCGCCTCGATACCGAAGACATCGTTGACCTCGTGAATGTCATTCGAGAAGGTGCGAGTGCCGTCCAGGCCCGGGAACACCAGCAGGTCGTGGAGGTTCACGCCCTCGGTATCCAGCACATACTGGTCCTTGGTCACATACCCGCCAACCACATCGTCATACACCTGCTCGCTCTTAATCTTGCGAAGGTGGACACGACCCACACCGTCGACGCCCGTCAGCACCGTGTCGAGAATCTTGTCCTCGAGGAACCGGATATTGGTCGGCGTCTTGACCACAGATGCGTCGAACACCAGACGTAGAATCAGCTTCTTGGCCGAGGTGTCGGAGGTCAGGCACTTGATAATCTTCAGCTGCTTGTTATTGGACAGCTTGGCCTCAATCTCCGTCAGGTCGCGGACGTTGCGAGAGTACATCTCCACGTCATTCAGCTCCAGACGCATGATCCACGGTGACCCGCAATCCGTCTCATGCTCCAGGCTGAACTGGCGGTACAGCTCCAGAGTATCGCGGTCCTCCTCCACAACCGTGCCGGCAACAATCGGGTACGGGTCATAGTACACGCGAACCGACTTGGTGATGTGACGCAGAGTCGTTCGCTGAACACGCTTCATCATGGCAATCGCGTCATTGCCCGACACATCGCCCGCAAAGTACGCCGTGTTGCCCGGACGCTTCGGGTTCGGAGATGCGGACAGCAGCTCCTCGATACGCGGCACACCAGACGTTGCGTTCGCCTTGGCCGTACCGGCAGAATGAAAGGTGTTTAGGGTTAATTGCGTCGTCGGCTCACCGATAGACTGGGCGGACAGGGCACCTACCATCTCGCCTGCGTGAACCATCGCCTTCAAGTACCGGAAGCGAATGTCGGCCATCATCTCATCGAACAGCATCTCCGTCAGACGGTGAACCAGAATCGACTTCTTGGGAGCCAGGTAGTACCGAAGCAGTGCGTGGAACAGCTTGTTGGTCGGAAACTCATTCACAAAGGCACCGATACCCGCCACTACATGTTCGGGCGTCAGGTCCGTCTTGGTCGCATAGCCATTGGCATAGGAGGCCACCAGACGCTTCAGATTCACCGGGGCCAGCACCTGGTCATTCTTGCGGAAGCGGAACACGTTCCGCACCAGCATCTCGCGGTCCGCCAGAATCTCGTCCACCATGTCCGGTGCCGCCGCCACCTCCGTCTTCATGAAGGTATTGATATCCGCGGGACTCATGGCGTAGTTGCGGTACACATCCTCCATGGTCATGGTTCCCAGCTCGCACATCTGTCCCTCCACAGCGATGGAGTCAATTCCATCCTCACCGTATGCGAACTGCACGATAGAGCCGGTCACATTCCGCACTGTACCATCATACTCCACGTGCTGGTCCTCCATCGTCTTCATCAGACGACGCTGGATATAACCCGTGTCCGAGGTCTTGACGGCGGTATCAATCAGACCCTCACGTCCCGCCTGGGCGTGAAAGAAGAACTCCGCCGGCAGCAGACCATTCATGAAGGAACTCTGAACGAACCCACGCGACTCCACGCCGTCATCGTAGCGGGCAAAGTGGGGGAGCGTGCGGTCCTGAAGCGTATACTGCACACGCTTGCCCTCAATCAGCTGCTGTCCAAGCAGAGCCACCATCTGCGTAATGTTCTGAGGACCGCCCTTTGACCCGGAATCAACCATTTGAACGATGGCATTGTCCTTGGGCAGGCTCTTGATGACCTCGCTGTTAATCTTGGCGGCAACGTCCTTGAGTGCCGACGAGATGCGGTCCTCCAGCTCCTCGCCATCCGAAGAGCCGGAGATGTTCGCAAAGATACCACCGTGAACGTCCGACAGAATCTTGGACACGGCCGTGCGTCCCTCGGACAGCTTGTCATTCACGAAGTGCTGTGTCTCCAAGTTCGCAATCAGGTCTGCCGTTCCGACCGAGAAGCCGGTGAACAGATTGAACTGCGTGACCACGGACTGAATATCGTTAATCAGCTGGCCGCAGCGGTCGGGGCTGAAATCATTGTACACCATGTGAATCAGCTTGCTGCACTCGGACTTGTACATCACGCCCGAGGTGAGCTGGCCATTCTCAATGGTCACGGATGTCTTCATCGAGACCATCGGGAAGGCAGTGGAGATGAGCTCGGCACCGGTCCAGTTCTTGCCCTTCCGCAGGAACGGACGCTTGATACGTGCGAGCATGTTCATGGCAATGACCTCCGGCACCTCGACGCCCGGCTGGCTGATGCGGAAGATACCGGTCATGGTGTCCTGGAACAGCTGGATGATGGGGCTGTTGGTGCGGGGACTGATGATGTTCCGGAGGAGAGATGCGAGGTACCGCAGCTCTGTGGCAGAGGCAATGGACTGAGGCACGTGCATGTTCATTTCGTCTCCATCAAACGTTTCTACCCATCCTTTCGGAGTGGGACTAGACTTTACCTTAAGCTCTTGGTGAACCGACCCCCGTCAAGTCGTTGCTCCTTCTTCCTCTCACTGGTAGGAAGCTTGGGTCAGGATCGTCCATTCCTTGCCCGCTGGCTCGGATCTCATAGCGTTTTCACGATGTCCCTCGGGCTTTCCCCTGGGCCCCCGGCACATTACTGCGTCGGGTTCGTATCTATGAGCTTTAGGAGTTTCCCTGAGTTTGGGGGTCTTGCCGCCGCCGCGACTAGATGGTTATATCGCATATTCAGTCGGAGACACTGAACACGCGGAAGCAGTTACACTATTTCTCCACCCCGGGATTTGCTTCATCCGAGGAGGTAGCCACCTGTTGCTGACTTTTTGAGAGGTTGTCTTCTATCACTTCTGTCCGGAGCCCGCGCACGAACTCTCTTGCGTTTTTAATGGATTCATCGTAGGTCACGTTTTTGCCTCCAAAGCACATTCTTATTTGTTTGTTATTGAGGGTGATGTACACAGCAACCATTGTTCTGTTGAACGTTACAAGCCGCACCTTCTGGATGTCATGTCCCTCGAACTGCGAGAACCTATCGCCTTCGCGTATGCGAACACCTCGTTCTCTGAACACTTCGACGCAGCGAGTGGCGTCTGCAAGTGCCTGTTCGAACGTTGAGGATTTGGACTGTCCGAATGTCAGTCGCTCTCGGCCGTCAGCGGTGGTTACATAGACGTATACCAATGTGGGTACGCCATTACGCTGGATGCGCCTTAGTTCCACCTCTGTTGCTCGGTCTAGATAGATGTCTGCCGGATTGTCTGAATCGCGGTGCTTACATCTCGAGTGGACATTGACATTGTATCCGTTTGGCACTGCTGTCCCGAGTGTCCGAATCCAATAGGCTTCACGTTCATCCGCGGTCGACGAGAGCACGGTTTCAACCACTTCATGCATGAAGCAGCCTGCACCATGTTCACGGATTGCGGTATGAAGCGGCGCGTTGGACCGGTTCGACGACGAGACGTGGTCGCACCAGCGACCCAGGACTCCATACGAATACGGCTTGCCGTTCTTATGTTTGTATTGCTGTGTTTGCCCAATGTAGCTTTTGTTTGTTCGGAGGCATGTGACTTTATAGATGTAGTGTTCCATTATGTATAACGCAGACTTTTTGTGAAGACCTCTAGGTTAATCAGCATTGTAAGGCCTCGTTGCCGACACGTTCAGACGGAACGTCGAATACGGCAGAACACGCACACGGTGGGCCATCATCGACGCCTTGTGAAGCGAAGGCTGACGGTTGAAGAGCACAATGTCGCCATCAATCAGGTGGCGGTGAACCACATCGCCCTCGCGAATATCAATCGTATCCGGGCTGACGAAGCGAAGGTTCACCACACGGGCATCCTGCTTGAGGAACACCGACTTCGCACCCGGATGCTTATCAGGTCCATTGCGAATGTACGAGGTCAGACGGTCGCGGTTGTACGAGTTCGCAATCTCAGGGAAGGTCAGATTCACGGCAATCTCCTCCGGCACACCAAGCTCGTCCAGGTCAATGTTCGCATCCGGTGTGATAACCGAACGGGCCGAGAAGTCCACACGCTTTCCCATCAGATTGCCGCGAACACGTCCCGTCTTGGCACCGAAGCGAGACTTCAGAGTGCGGAGAGGACGACCCGACCGCTGAGCAGCGGGAGCCAGGCCCTTGATGTCATTGTCCACATACGTCGCCACGTCATACTGAACCATGGCCGTGTACTTGTCGATCATCTCCGCCGACTCGCCCTTGTCGAGCTTGTCACGCAGACGCTGGTTATTGCGGAGAACGTCAATCAGCTTGTGCGTCAGGTCATCCTCCATCCGCTGATTGTCATCCATCACAACCGAGGGACGAACCGTAAGAGGCGGCACGGCCAGCACGGTACAAATCATCCACTCGGGACGCGAATACTTGTGGTTGAAACCAATCATGTCGCACGTCTGGTTCGTGATACGCTGGAAGGCCCGCAGAATCAGCTCAACCTGAATCGGCACGGGCGGCGGCGGCTCATCGGGGTCACCGATCGGGAAGCCCTCCAGCGTGGCCGCCTTGCCAGCCACACGGGCAACCTTGCGGAAGAAGGGCGTGTCGCAGTGCTCGCATGCCGTCGGCTTCTCCTGACCCTGAGTGCGAACCTTGGCCACGATATCGCGAACCTCCTTGAACCTGGCCAGACCGGATGACTTGATTGCTCCAATCTGCTGCTCTCCGAGAATGACGTGAGAGCAGTTGAGGCAGATGATGTTGCTCAGCTTCTCAATCCAGTCGAAGAACTGGTAGAGGTACACCGGCCGAGCCAGCGTAATGTGTCCGAAGTGACCTGGGCAGAACTGATTCGTGTGCTTGCAGGTGGGGCAGACCTTGCCGTTCTCAATGACGCCGAAGCGAGCATCGAAGACGCCATTCGGCACGGGCTGCTGAGACTGATAGGTCTTGTCGGTGGTAACCTCCACGACGCTCCGCTTGAGAATGTCGTCGGGGTTTGCAATGCCAAACTGAACTCCAGTGATGATGTCGCCCATTTTACCTCTTATACTGTTCTGTGTAAAGTATTCGTTTTACCGCCGAATCATGTCAATTGTCGCCTCCCAAAAATCATCATCGTTGACAATGGGTTGAATACGCTCCTCCTCGTAGCGAAGTGACTTCAGAAAAGCTTCATACTCCAAACCAACCCGCTGCTTGAAGCGACCAATGTCTCGAATGCGAGCCGTTCGCATGTACCGGAGAATGTCGCGACAGACAACCTCGACGTCATACGGGTCAATTGCGGCATCCTTCATATCGCGTACTACTTCAACCCACTTGTCGGCGGCGTCCATTACTTATACAGATTAATCGTTATATTCGAAATATCCTCGCCGTTCACACCTCCTGTGATGTTCGAGGAAGGGTATAATTGATAATTGAACCACCACGTGCCTGCGTTCGATGAGAAGTACTGTGATGCGAAGTAGCATGCATTGTTCGTACTTAGTCTGCCATTGAATCCATTGAGCGAAATCACTGTCGATGCTAGAATGCCCGTGTCCACTTGGTATAGGCTAGACAGAGTGTTCGATGCCTGTGCCGTGAGTGGTTTGTAAAGAGGAAGGGAGACCTGTGATAGACTGAAGGTCGTCCCCGTACTACCCGTCTTTCCAGTGAATCCTGCCGGCTGCCATCCCGTAATTCCAGTGGGACCCGATGGTCCGGTGGGGCCGTATAGGCCTTGAACCCCAGTTTGACCCGTCGGTCCCGTTGTTCCGGTTATGCCAGATGGTCCGATAGTTCCCGTGTTACCGCCAAACCCCGTGAATCCCGTCGGACCCGTCGGACCCGTAACTCCAAGTGGACCGAATACGTATGGCAATACAAGACGCGATGCTACCAAATAGGCGGTGATGCCCTGACCCGTGGATTCAGGAGACCATACTATGCCATCTATGCTCGTATATATATTGTATCCGTATCCTGCGTCTCCCACCGACGCTATCCAATTGGTGCCATCCCACACGATTCCATATGCGTTTGTGGGTGGCGGTACGGTCGTGTTATCGACCGAGGTCACAAACTGTGCAGGAACAAAGGCGAATAACCCGGTCGGCAGAGTCACAATATTCGTCGTGCCACCCTTTCCCGTAATCGCCCACGCGGTTCCATTCCACGCAATCGCAGTCGGAGTACCAATTCGCGGAATCGGTAGCGAAGTCCAGTTAGATCCATCGTAGCTCCAGCATAGGATGGCACCCCGACTAGATGTCGTCGAGACGGCTACCCAAATACGCCCGCTCCACGCAACGCCCAGGCCTACAAATCCAGTCGTGTCCCATGCAACACCGTCGCGCGTCAACGCACCGGTCCACGTGATGCCGTCAGGCGACGAATAGATGTTGTCACCCCCAACGCCAATCCACAATGATCCATTCCATGCGAGGCCATTAATGCCGACCGCTATTGTTGTCACATTGGGTGTCCATGAGATGGCATCGGGTGAGGTATATACCGTTGATGTTGCTGTTCCCGCAACCCACTGGCGTCCTCCCCAGGCAACGCTCGTACATTTGATGGTTGGGTCACTGCTCGTCAGTCGGAGTGTCCACGATTTAGCATCCGTTGATGTGAGGATAGACATTAAACCGGCTGCTACCCAAATTGACCCGTTCCATGCGATTGCAGATTTGGGATCGAGACCCGCCACCGATTGACTGGTCCATTTTGCGTTCGCGGGGTCTGTTTCATACACAATGGTGTTGCCACTCAATGGAGTCGCAGCTGAAAACAGTGCAATGGTTGGCGGAACATATCCAGTTGGACCCGTTGGTCCCGTCGAACCCGTTGGTCCCGTCAACCCTGTAGTACCATACGAGCCTCTTGCCCCAGTGAATCCAGTTGGACCAGTAGGTCCAGTTATTCCAGTTGCCCCCGTTATACCTGTGCATCCGGTAGGCCCAGTTTTACCAGTGAATCCCGTTGACCCAGTACGCCCGGTTACACCGGCCACACCTATTCCGGGAATTCCCGTTGACCCAGTGGGTCCGGATTGACCCGCTGTTCCAGCCATGTCGCCGCGTGGACCAAATGCTCCAGTTGGACCCATGACTCCACGAGATGTACTCGGCGGACCTGGCGGACCATTGGTTCCAGCCAGACCACGCTGACCATTTGGTCCCATCGGGCCGGTAAATCCACTAAACCCAGTGGCTCCAGTCCCCCCAGTTTGTCCCGTCGAACCCGTTGCTCCCGTTTTTCCAGTCGAACCCATCGAGCCCACCCACCCCGTATATCCAGTCGAACCCGTTGGACCCGTGCTACCGGTATTTCCGGTGGAGCCAGCCGGTGCATTCGCGGGACCCGTCCAACCTGTGGCACCGTATGTGGTGGATACCCCACTAGGTCCCGTCGACCCGGTCCATCCCGTTGTCGCAGGTCCAGTCCATCCTGTGGATCCCGTAGGTCCTGTCCGACCCGTTGGACCCGTGTTACCCGTTGCACCGGGCGAACCCATCGGTCCAGTGAATCCAGTGAACCCAGTTGGCCCAGTGAACCCAGTCGACCCAGTTGGCCCAGTAGGTCCAATCGATCCAAATTCAAAGAACTGACCTTCAAGACCTATTGGTCCAGTTGAACCCACAAGACCGGGGAAACCCGGAGTCCCCGATAAACCTTGTGGACCCAGGACCTGCCGGACACTTGATGGAAGAGGAACTGTATACGGCATCCACGTTGTTACTTACTGATAGTAATAATAGACCGTAAATGTCGTAGACGCTGCAGCATTCGCATACACGCCCGCGTTGATTTGCCAAATGCCTCCTACGTTACTCCACGTGAGTCCAACTAGATTCATGTTGGTTGCACTCGCAAATTTCCACCCTTGCGTAATCATTGTGGATGCTGTCGAAACACTCGAGTTGCTCGTAAAATTCAGATACCCCGAGGTGGAAAATACGATAGGAACTGTGATACTTGAAGGTCCCACAACCGCCTGACTCGGACCCGTTGGTCCAGTGTATCCAGTCCATCCGGTTTGACCACTCGGTCCTTGAGACCCCTGCACTCCCTGGTATCCCGTCGGTCCCGTTGGTCCAGTCGGTCCGCTTACACCTACGAGGCCTACCCACCCTTGAACGCCAGTTGTACCCGTCCATCCCGTTGTACCCGTGACACCCGTTGGCCCCGTTGGCCCCGGAACACCCCGTTGCCCCGTTGGCCCCGTCGGACCTGTGGGACCCGTTGACCCCGTTGACCCCAGTGTTCCCGTGGGCCCAGTCCAGCCAGAAGGTCCGGTTGTCCCGGTGGCACCCGTGGGTCCGGTGGAACCTGTGCGTCCAGTAAAGCCCGTGGGTCCGGTGGATCCAGTGGGTCCAGTGCTACCCGTGTGTCCAGTTGACCCAGTCTTTCCAGTGTATCCTGTATCGCCAATGACGCCGGTCGGCCCAGTCGGCCCCGTCGCACCCGTCGTACCAGTTGCCGACGCACCCGTGGGTCCTGTATTTGGACCCGTAGGGCCTGTGAATCCAGTTGGTCCACGATTACCAATCTGTCCAGCGGGACCAGGGATGCCCTGAAATCCCATGAGTCCCGTTGGACCGGTGGTCCCAGTCGACCCTGTCCACCCCGTTATTGACGTACCCGTTGCCCCCGTGCTACCCGTCTGTCCGGTGGGTCCCGTATTGCCCGTTGTGCCTGTCGTGCCTGTCGAACCCGTTTGACCCGTGGATCCAGTCGGACCAGATGCTCCCATGGGCCCCGTAAACCCCGACGGTCCTGTCGGCCCAGTAGGTCCAGTGTTAAAGGCGGTACCGGGCAGACCAATCGGACCCGTGGGTCCTGTCCAACCTGTGTTTGCACCCGTTGGACCCGTGGTACCCGTTGGACCTGTTATAGCAGGTCCAGTCCAGCCTGTCCATCCCGATGGACCCGTTGTTCCGGTTATACCCGTGGAGCCTGTGTTTCCCGTGTATCCCGTGAACCCCGTCCAGCCGCTAGGTCCAGTGGGTCCAGATTTAGAAACATCTCCGTCTATTCCCTGCGGTCCTATCGGCCCAGTAGGACCTGTCGGTCCGGTGCGACCCTGTGAACCCTGCGGACCCTGCGGCCCTTGGGCAATGTTGGGGGCACAGCTAACAAGCCCCACGCCGGGAACGTATGTGGAGAGGGACATCTATTGTTAACCCAACTGAAAATTAGACCGTGGTTGTGGCCGCTAACCTCGCCTCCACATTGGAGAGGCGGGCAGAGAGTTCCTTGATGGCTGTAATCAACGGGGCTGCGAAAGCACCGTAGTCAACACCCATCATCGCGGTTGGATCTGCGTTTGAAGCGACAATATCTGGAAATACCGGTAGTACTTCCTGGGCGAGCACGCCAA